TTTTTTTTGAATTATAAAGCACCCCCACGAATGAAGGTGCTATTTCTAAAAATCTTTTTGCTATGGTGTCACTGGTACGCCTGCTGCGCCTGGAGTAAACACAGTTTTTAGGCCGTCCAATGTAGTAGTACAGATAATCTGTAAAGTGAACTGGTTAGGGTCTGTCAAGTTTGCACCTGTAGACGTTTGAGTCCCAGAACCTAAACGAGCATAGAGGTCTTCTAAGAATCCCCATGTCACTGTTTCGCCACTGTTCTCCTCTGCAATACAGATAATTCCACAACAAGACTGCTTACCTAATTCTAGTAGTAAGTCTCTTACATCTTGATTCCAACAAGATCCAATACCTTCAAAAGTTTGAGTAACTGATTGAGTACAGCCATCATCTGACACCTGCACGTCTTCTGTTAACTGCTTGGTATTGACTTTCAATTTGATTTCAAAAAACACCTTACCAGTGTCCATGATATAGGCATCAACTTCACCGTCAGCACCAAAAGTGATACTAACCACGTCCTCTTGATTTGTTACCCATAAGCGACGTATTCCCCCTGGGCAAGTTTTAGAGCAGTCTGCCCCTGCAAAGCCTTTTGTTATAGCTCCCATTTATATCGAGTTTATTTTTTAAAAGAATAAGGAAAGGAGTTACCCCCTCTCCTTTTTATTATTTACCCAAAGAGATCAACTGTGGGAATACAAAGTTTGTATCAATGATGTATTTGTAATCAACATACAATACACGAGTGCGAGGCTCAAGATACTGACGCAAGTAAGTATTAGCACTTACTCCAGGAGTCATATCTGTTGCCAAGATCAAGTTATTCAATGGAGTGTAGAGGATGTAGTTAGCATCATCTTGTCCAAAGTCAGCAGCTTGGATCTGATCCCAACGGTCTTGAACCATAATAGGAATACCTCTGTAAGTTGCTGCAATACCTGCATTTGGCTCATTGAAGACTTGGATCATGCCGTTGTTGATAGCATTGTCCTCCAAATAGTCAAGGATCTTCAACCACATATTACCAGAAATGTAGATACGCTTATCATTAGCGTCGATCTGGCGCAATTCTGCAGGAGCTTCGCGAACTACGTCACGTAAGAAGTTGTAAGCTTGAGCGCCTGTAATGTCAACACCGCTTAAAGTGTCTACTACATTCCCAATAGTACCGTCTAGGATTACCTCATCCATGCGCGTCCATATACCATCTGCCCAGTTGTAGTCTGCGTCTGTGCTGTTCGAGTCACCAAACCATGCAACACGCTCCATATCCCGACGAGCCGCAATACTTAATTGGGTATAGATGATGTCCAATAGCTGACGCTCAATAGGACGGTTGCCCATAGTCGTGTACAATGGTGCAAGATAGTCATAGCTAGTATTCACTAACTCTTCGTAACACCACTCAAGGCCACCCTGTGCATACTTCACCTCAATAGTACGCTCTGACAAACTGAATTTACCAGGATACTGTGGGTTACAGTGTTGAGCTTTGCGCGTGATCTTGTCAAGCTGTTCCATGAGTCCGATATTCATCTTGCCTGCGTGTAGGTTAGAGATGATGCGGAAAGTATTTGCTAAGGCCTCATCTGTGATGGTAGGCTGCAAAAATATATCAATTGTTTGCTGTTTGTTTAAGTCTATATTTAGACTGATGTCAGTCACTGCCATAGTGATAATATTTTAAAATGAGGCGAGCCCTCCCAGCTCGCCCTCAAATTGTTCAAAAAAATGATTAAACGACAACCAAAGAGAACTCAACAAATGAGCCCTTAGCTTGTCCCTCGGTTAAGATTTCGACCTTGAATACGTAAGTACCTGGAGCGAGTGTTCCAGCGCTTACAAAAGTATCTTTACCGTCTGCGCCTAGAACGTCCTGCCCTAAACTTACACCGTCTTGGAATACCTCGTAAGCCAAGTTGGCCGCAGAGATAGCAAGGATGTCGATGCTTACTTGATCCGGTGCTAGAGTGTACTCTCCTTCTGCTGTGATCTGAATACCTGCATCATTAGTATTCAATAAGTCAGCGGTCACTACTGTAGTACCTGCCGTGAAAGTTCCAACGTCTAAAAGAACCTCGTAAGATAGGGTTCTATTGTTGTCGTCAAGAGTTACGCCTGCTTTCTCTCGGAAGATGATACCTACAGAAAAAGGCAAGTTGTTGTTATACGCTTGAGATAGTCCAGAAGTGTCAACCGCTTCTAACCCTGTTGGCCCTGCATAGTCCAAAATTGCTTGTTCTCCTTTTGCATTAGATACAACGAAGTTTACAATTTCGTACTTATCGAAGTCTCCACTAGTGAGCTCAAATTCTACAGACTGTCCACCTGCTGCGACTACTGCCGTGAAGGTTGGAAAATTCTCTGCATGGAATCCGTGAGGATTAAGACCACGCAATTGCAACGCACCACTGAAAGACTTAACACCTGGGTTAACTCGTCTTTTCTGCTGCTGCTTTTGATTTACAATAACATTCATATTGATTGTTTTTTCTTTTTCAAAAAATTGTTTTAGCCTAGTGGCCGAAGTAAGGAGCTAAGCTTTTGACTAAAGCATTACCAAATCCTTTGTTTTCTTTCGCTACTTGATCGAGTGCATTGTCTCTCTTGCTTTTAGGCTCTAGAGATTTGCTGCCCTTAAACCCTTTGGTCTTTGAGCTGTTAGCTTCTGCTTTCAGGCGTGCGATTTCTAAGCGTAAGGCCTGTGCTTCTGTATCTACAGAGTTGCTAGCCTCTTCCTTTTTCTCCTCCATACCCATAGCCTTGGCCATTTCGATCAAGTCTTCTTTAGTCATGACTTCTTCCTTCTCTTCCTTCTTTACTTCCACGAACTCAAGGCCCATCTCTTTGGCCATCTCCATGAGTTCCTCTTTAGACATATTTTCCTTTTTCATTTCGTCGTTGTTGTTTTCAATAATTTTTTCCTCTTTCTTTTCTTCCTTCTTTTCCTCCTCATACATCGCCTCTGCTTGGTCTTTCTGACCTACAAAGAACTTACGCATGTGATTCATGAAAGTAGAAAAGACATTTTTGCTATCCTCTACTTCTGTAGTTATAGCAACTTCTTTAGATTCCTCTTGCATATTAAACTGCTTTATATAATTAGTAAATTGTGCAGGAGTGTTCTTATAGTTCTTAGCCATTGCAGCGAAGTTCCGCGCAGTCTGTTCCGTCATGTAATCACCTTGAGCAATGCCATCCGCCAAGCCAACCGCAACGGCCTCCTTAGCGTTAAACCATTTTTCTACAGCCATCCACTCTCTAACTTGTGCTTCAGTTTCCTCTCTGCTATCGTTTATTAGTTTGCTGTTAGACTCGATTAAGTCTACGTAGTTAGATACTAGCACACCATCCATATTGTCAAGTATAGCCGCCTCACTTCTTAGGTCGTCAGCCGTTCCGCCCATTCCGCTTGATGGCTTATGAATCATGAAAAAAGCGTTTTGTGTTAGCTTCCTTTTGCCTGGAGTACCTGCCGCAAAGATCATAGTAGCAATACTGCCCACTATGCCCGTGCCAATTATCTCTACGCTATTACCGTGCGCTCTAAGCATATCGGCCATTGCAAAGCCCTCGACTACAGAACCGCCCGGACTCTTTAAGATGATTTGAAGATCTTGACCAGACCCTATCTGCGCTTTGACATCATCCATGCTCATCATGGTTTCACCAGTCCAAGGATCAACACCTTGGCCAACTGGCTTGTCTAGATACAACTCTATTTTATTCTCTTGCTGTTGTTTTTCCACTTGTTCTACTTTACGGATAGCCCAGTTTACTCCCTCTGTGCCGCCCCATGCGTCCCACATTATGCGGCCGCAATTAGTTTGGCCGTCTGAATCCTCATAAGGGTCGCTCTTATATCGCTCAAATCGCTGAAAATTAGCCATCCTCTTCACTGTCTCGAATGATATAGGCTTGCTATCTGCTAATTGACGAGCGCGAACCCAGCCAACTTGCGTGCCGCATCCACCTTTATCGTCGTTTTCCTCCTTATAATCAATGGCTCTCTGCGCGTTTGCGCTTGCTGCCTTTGGGTAGTCGTCAAAGCTGTCCATTTTAAAGAATCGTTTAACTCAATTATACTGGTTTTTTAGTGTAGTTTACTGCAAAGGTCTGCACTAAATGCTAAACCTGCGCAAATGAACCAGATCCCACATGGTTCTGACAGAGATATTGTACTTAGCAGATAGCTTATGGACTAGGCTAGCCTTTGGTTGATCATTGTATTTATCGTAAAACTCTCGTATAGCTAAATATTGCGCTAGTCGCTTCTTATCTAGTAGCTTTGAGTCTACCAAATAGGAGGCAATATTTTCAACAGTAAGGTATTTGCCTTGCAGTGCGTCACATAGCGCCTCTGTTAATTCTTCTTTAAGCTTCTCCATTGTCTGGGTTTAGTCCGTAAGTTTCAAAAGTTAACGCTGCTCTCAACATTCTATGCTTTACCTGCTGCATACAGTAGCCGCATGTCTGTGTTCCAGTGTAGCCCCTAGATAAATAAGTCTTATATAGGTCAAATAAATAATTAGTATACTCGTGTCCTCTTGATAAGGTCATTGTAGCCCTAAGCCAAGGCAGCATGTTAAGCAGCTCCTTTCTATGGTCTAGGGGTATTAAATAAAACTTTTTTTCTAGGTCTCCCATTAGTCTAAAATTGTACGTTTTCTAATTCTTTCTTGATTCTCTCTATCCTCGTCTAAGTCGTCAGTGACTAGGATAACTTCTTGATTGTTTATTACTTGCGATAGTGACGCAGCCAAAGCCTGTACAGAGTCTGCTTGCACCGTGTTTATATTTGTGATTGTAGGAGTAGGAGACACGCCACCAATGAACCCACCCTCTGCAAATTTCTGCGAGTTGATCCTAGATAATAAAGGCAAGTTCTTAGCAGTGGCTTTCTTGTTAACTATAAACTCACCACCTTCGGCCTCAAAGCCTACTTGTCCACCTACGGCAAACTTAACACCCCCTTGAGCGTGTGAAGGGCCTTTAATTATTCCACCGTCTTGAAATTTCTTAGTTGCGATGGCCGCAGTATTAGCAGCACTCAAAGCACCTACCGCGATAACACTAGGTAAATTTAACGGGAAGCCTGGAGGCGCTGCCGCTGCTCTAGTGGTTGCCAAGAGCCCTTGTATAACACTTTCAGTTATTGCAATGCGTTGATCTCTCTTGGCGGCTCTAGCTGCTAGTTCCTCCTGTTGCTGCTCTAGGTTCTTCTGTGAGCTTAGTTCATTTCTGGCCTGTTGCTGTAAGAACTTCTTACGCAGTCCTGTTGCGTTCTCTGCTTCGGTCTCTAGCTGTGCCTGTCTTTCCTGCGATCGCTCCAAAGATTTAGCAATCCTTTCCTCTTGTCTTGAGTCGATTGAGTCTAGTACATTATCAAAAGCACTTAGCCCCTGTGAGAATTGACCAGCGATATTTCCAAAAGCCTCGTTAAATGCTAAGAGTTGTGCATTAGCGTTCTGTCTTACGTTCTCTGTTTGCTGCTTCTCTAGCTCACTAAGCTCTGTGTTTAGTTGCTGTCTAGCTAGCAAGATAGCATCATATTCCTCCTGCTTGATTCTAACCCCTGCGTCTGCTTCCGATTGCAAAAAGTCTTCTTGATCATCGAGCGCCTGCAATTTATTTCTAATATCTAGGATCTCCTCTAAAGCTCTGCGCTCTGCATCTATCCGGATAGCTTCGGCTCTTGCTGCTGCGTCCTCTTCTTGGATGAGTAGCCTGTTAAGCGTCTCCTGTGCTTTCAGTTCTCTAAGCTGTCAGTAATAAAGTTAAGCTCATCATTGAGGGCCTTATCTCTAAACGCTCTCAACTCGTCTGCTGTCTTCTTTGCGTCCGCAATTTCTTTAGCTCTTAACTCTGCTCTTAACGCTTCGAGTTCTCTGCCTTCCTCTTCTTTCAGGTTTATTATTATTGCAGTGGTCTCCTTTTCTATTTGTACAAAATCTTTTTGAAACTGCTGGCGTGATATGAGTACCTCTTTACTGCCCTCTCCAAACACTTTAATAAGCTGCGCCTCTCTTTTTTTCTGCTCGTCAATAAGCTTCTGGTTGCCCTTCTCTACCGCTTGGCGTTGTCTCTCAAAGTTAGTTTCTATCTCTGCCTGTCTTCGTTCGCCTTCGTCTTCTATCTCCTTTATGCGTTGGTCTAATAGCTTAGCGGATAGGGTTGCTAATAGTGCAGCTCTCTGCTTCTCCTTGGCTAGCTCCTCCTGTATAAACTTGTCACGGGCTGCTGCTAGTTTCTTAGCTAGTGCTATCTGGTCCTCTGTTGCTTTTTGCGCTCCTGCTGTAATCTTAGCTTGAGTCTCTTCGCTTGCCTTTACTTTTAAATCTTCTACAGTAAGGA